AGCCTGAAGGAGACAGATTCGTGGATTTTGATTGTCATGGTGCACCATTTTGTGGTTTAGTATGCATAGATGTTGCTTTGGGCATATTGCCCAAACCTGATGTCTATTGTCAAATGGCTCGACATATGGGGAATGTTTATGACTTGGGAGAGGCTCGTTCAGTTGCCGCTTATGCACATTATCGTGGGGTTAATTTGTCAATTATTTCTCCGATGTTAGATGCACAAGGCCAAGAATTTCTCCATCGTTCGCACCATTGCAACAATCCACAATGGCGTTGGGTCATTTTAAAACTTTCAGATATTATGGGTGGGGTTTACATACCTGGGCAAGTCGGCCATTACACTTTACAATGTAATGACAGAGCCGATTCCACAGATTTAAGTATCCCTCTGCATGACACATCCAATTTCATGGCCATGTTCGTGGTGCTTTTTACTAAAGTAGCCCGAATTGATCCTGCATTTGCCATGAGATTCGGTTTCAATCTCCGTGCTATCTTAAATGTTTTTAGTGACCATAACAATGAACGCTTTGACAACATAGCTAATATAATTGCTAATGCGGCTGATCCAACTGTCGCACAATTAATTCATGCTTATTTCACGTTCACGTTGATGTTTGCGCAACATAATGGTTTGCTGTACAACTGGCGTTATTTGGGCGCCAGCTATAATAGGAACAATAATGATGTTAGGTCAGCTGAAGAGCGCGCTGAACCATTTTCAGTCCAAGATCATTATGGCCACTTTCATGAGGCCTTTACCTATTATTTATTTGGGTTTCCTTTATTCGACTTATTTCGGAAAGAACGTGTTGTTTCCGTAGTGAGGGTGGTTAAAGCACTTAAAGAATCTCAATTTTTGGGAACATCTGATTATGGGAGATTGTTTTTCGGTTTGTTTCGAGGAAATATATGTAATACTAATGATTCATTGGCATTCATATACCGAGACACTCAGGACTATCTCACTTATTTGTTGTTTAAACAAGGTGGAAGCCTTACGGCGAATTATCAAAATAAAGTTATAGCTTACAATGATTTGGGAGCCGCAGCTTACGTTGGAAATTTGCCAGTGGTGCAACAAAATCAAATGCTTAGAGGAGGTGCGAATCACGTCAAGAAATTGAACAAATTGGATGCTACAACAAGGGTTGATGCCAAAAAGCGTCAACCTGTCGCATTCGCACCGATAGGTGCACTTGAAACAGAAAAAGGTACAATAGGACCTGGATTATTTTGCAGAACTGAATATTATTCATTACTCGCTGCTTTTTGTGGTAGAAGCATGCAGAGAGTCGGCCCTGATGAAACAGAGGTCGAAAAGTATCTCAAATTCAGTTTGGAGTTTCTCACGGAGTTTTTGAAACGCGTTGACTTGACAGGTATCATTGAAGAAGATAATTTACTTTATTTTCAACATTTGTATCGAGGCAAGAAAACCGCATCTTGGATTGAATCTAAAGTTAAAGATTACCGAGATTTTCAAAACGGCGTAAAAAGAAAGAAATTCACGCAACACTCCTGTTTTGTTAAAAAGGAAGATTCCAGGAAGAGGGTGGGGAAAACAATGAGATTAAAACCACGCTTGATCATGACCATGAGTGACAAGTCATTAATTGAAACTTGTCAGGTTATGAAAATCATACATGCATGGTGCTCGAGCCCATTTGCTAAATTTCAAGTCAAAAATTTGTTGCCCGACGAATTCATAAGCAAGATTCAGAATTTCACATGCACACCGCATATAGTCACTGATTATTCATCATTTGAAGCTAGTGTTGCAGGTGCGATTCGCAAGATCGAGCATTTTTTTGTCCGGACATTATGTAAGAGAGCTGGATTAGATAAGACGTTGTTAAGTTATGAGAAAAATTTCATGAGAGCTC